TGTTAAGATTCCTAAGAAAACTGCCGCTTCAACAGCAGCGTTCATTAGTTCAGAAGGCGGAGCAGCTGGTGAGTCAGAAATGACAATCGGCAACATTAGTTTAACCCCAAAAACTTTGGGTGCATTTACTGATGTAACTAGACAGCTAATGATTCAATCTTCATTGGATATTGAAAATCTAATCAGACAAGATCTTGCAGCTGGAATGGCACTTGCAATTGATGATGCTTGCTTAGAAGGCGATGGTCAAAATGGTAAGCCAACAGGTATTACAAATACTACTGGCATTAATACTGTTTCATTAACTTCTGCTGCGGCTCCTACATGGCCAGAAATGGTTAGCTTAGAATCAGCTGTTGGTGTTGATAATGCTCTATTAGGCAGGCTTTCATACATTGTTAATCCATCAAACTATGGAACATTAAAATCTACATCTAAAGACACTGGAAGCGGTATCTTTATTGCAGATGGCAATGGCATGAATGGCTACCCAGTAGTTGTTTCTAATCAATTAACTGCTAACAACTATGTATTTGGAAACTTTAGCGACTTACTAATCGGCTTCTTTGGCGGACTCGATTTGGTTGTGGATCCTTATACGTCTTCAAGTTCTGGAACTGTCCGTGTGGTAGCTCTCCAATCTTGCGATTCAGCGATTAGAAATCCTGTCTCATTTGTAGTTGGTTCTTAATAACTAGTGTTAACCACTAATAAGATGGCGGGCCTAGTGTCCGCCAGCTTTAAACAGGGAAAAAATATGAAAGTTTTAATTTTGGCAGACACAGTTGCTAACAGTAAAAGAGTTCACGCTGGCGATGTTATTGAGGTTACTCAATCTGAAGGCCACATTTTAATTGGTTGTAATAAAGCAAGCGTTCATGTTGCTAAAGAGAAAAAAGAAAGCAATAGAAGCGTAGGCTTGGAAGTTTCTGAAACTCCAAAACCAAAGAAAAGATCTAAGGCCAAATAATGGCCCTAGAAAGTGCTGCTGATTTCAGTTCCTATGTAGATTCAAACGTGGGTTTTGGAATCACTGGTACTTTTTTTGAGGTGCAAGACACCTTATGGGATTCCAGGCCAGGATTAATAGATACCTGGTTTGATATTGATAGTGGGGCCTCACAAAACATAAGCCTTATTATGGATGAGGATTATTTTGCTATTGAGGGCAACAGCATTGCAGCTGAGGGTTATCAACCCAGGGCCACATTAAAGGCCAGCGATGCTCCTTACATATCTCATCAAGATAAATTAATTGTTGATGCTGTTACGACAGATCAAGGCAATGTTATTAAGCCAGAAACCACATATTTAGTGGTTGAAGTGCAACCAGATAATGTTGGAATGTTAACGCTGGTTTTAGAGGTAGCGGCATGAGTCAAATTAAATATGAAACTGAGTCTGACATGGCCGCATATTTAGATCCTACTTATGGCCATGGTTTAGCAGCAACTTACACCAGGAATGGTGTTAACACTTCACTCAATCTTATTTTGAATGAAGAATATGTGGAATTAGATGAAGGATCTGGAGTTGAAGCAGTACAACCCATTGCTTATTGCAGATCTATAGATATTCCCAATGTTACACATAACGATACTTTGGCGGTTAGTGCATATAAAGATGTAAACGGCAATATTTTGAAGGCCGCAACTAACTACAAGATTGTTAATGTGCAAAAAGATTTTAAGGGTTTTACGGCCCTAGTTTTAGAGGAACAATAATGGCGGATCATGTAAGACAACAAATCCGCAACCAGGTAGTTACACAATTAACTGGTTTAACAACCACTGGATCTAATGTATTTGATTCCAGGGTTTACCCTTTAGAAGATGGCAACTTGCCAGCGATTTTGGTTTATACAAAATCCGAAGATAGCGAGCCAATAGAGATTGGCCCAAACAGAACAAGTGAAAGAATGTTAAGCCTAATAGTTGAGGCCTATGTTAAGAGTACAACTAATTTTGAAGATACTCTGGACACTGTTTGCAAAGAAGTGGAGCAAGCAATTGCAGCGGATCCTACATTATCTGGGAAGGCCAAAGATTGCTACATAGAATCTACTGAAATTGAATTTAATGCAGAGGGTGAAAGGCCATTGGCTTTTGCTACTTTGACTTTTTTAACTAGCTACTATGTCCAGGAGCAAAATCCAGATGTGGCAGTTTAACCAGGAGTAAATTATGAAAATGATTTCACCAGATGGTAAAGATTTTATAGATGCACATCCTACAAGGGTTGAGTATCTTAAAAAAAAGGGTTGGAAGGAAGAAGCAGCCCACGAAATTAAATCTTCTTCTAAAAAACAGGCGAAAGCCGAGGTAAACGAAAATGTCGATACATAAGGGGTCCGAAGGACTTGTTAAGGTTGGTGCTAATACTGTTGCTGAAGTTAGATCTTATTCAATCGATGAGACTGCTGACACAATAGAATCCACATCAATGGGCGATAGTGCTAAAACATTTGAATCTTCACTAACATCCTTCTCTGGATCTGTTGAGTGTTTTTGGGATGAAACAGATACAACTGGCCAGGTGGCCATGAGTATTGGTTCTACTATAACTCTTAACCTATACCCAGAAGGTGCTGACAGTGGCGATACTTACTACAGCGGATCTGCTGTGATTACTGGAAAGACTGTTTCTGGTTCACATGATGGATTGGTTGAGGCAAGCATTAGCTTCCAGGGTAGTGGTGCATTAACTATTACAACAGTATAAAAATGTCAGTAATAGATAACGCAGTTAAACATTTTGAAAATCAAGATGTGAGAGTAACGCAGGTTCCAGAATGGGGCCAAGACGATGAACCTTTAAAGATATACAGCAAGCCATTAACGCTTAGTGAAACTTCTAAACTCTACAAAATGAGCCAGGAAGATGATCTAACGATGATGGCTTATGTATTAATTTACAAGGCATTGGATAGCGAAGGGGAAAAGTTATTTGATATTGGCGATAAAAATAAACTTTTAAATAAAGTTGATCGTGAGGTGTTAGTTAGAGTGGCCCAGGAGATTATGGGGCAAGAGCCTATTGAGGAAACAAAAAAGGACTAACAGTGGATGCTAATTTATTTCTGCAATACAGCCTTGCAGAAAGACTAGGAAAAACCCTAGAGGAATTACAACAAATTAGTGTCCAGGAATACCAAGGCTGGATTGCTTATTTAGAAATCTTGGAAGATAGAAGGAAGCATGGCAAATAAAAAAGTCAAAATTGAGTTAACAGCTGTTAATAAAACAAAGGCTGCATTTAGCAAAGTTACTTCTGGTTTAAAAGGAGTAGGCGGTGCTGCAAAAACAGCAAGCAAAGCAGTTGCTGGTGTAGGCCTTGCAGCGGTTGGTGTTGGTGCTGCATTAGCTGTATTAACAAAAAAATCTCTTGATTATGTAGATGCAATTGGCAAAACAGCTAAACGCACAGGTATATCTACTGATTTATTGCAAGCATTTCAACAGGGTGCAATTGAGGCTGGATCATCTATTGAAGCAGCACAAAAAGGTTTAGAAAAATTTACTAGATCTGTTGGTGATGCATCCAGAGGTTTAAAAACGCAAGCTGATATTTTTAAAGATATGGGTGTTGAAATCTTTGATACTAATGGACAAATCAGAGATATGACTGACATTCTTTTTGAAACAGCAGATGGAATAGCGGCATTTGGATCTGAAGCAACAAAAGCAACAGCACTTGCTAATTTATTTGGTAGATCTGGAACACAATTTCAAGAAATTTTTAAGGGTGGAGCTGAGGGCATAAAAGAATTTATTGAACAGGGTAAGCAGCTTGGTTTTATTATTGGTGCAGATGGAATAGCTACAGTAGAAAAGTTAAATGATGTTATGTCTCAAATTAAAGCCTCGGCAACAGGGTTGGCAAATCAATTGGTTGTTGCATTAGCACCAGCTTTTTTAGCTATAGCCGATGCACTTAAATCTTTTATCATTGAACAGGCAGCAGCTGTAGGTGGCTTTGATGCACTGGGTAAATCAATGGCCGTGGCAGTTATAGAAGCTGTAAGAACCTCAGTAACCGCATTGGCGGAATTAGTAAATGCATTAAATAAAGTTACCCAATTAGATAAAACATTTGGCAACCTATTTGTAGGATTGGCAAAGTTAAGGGGATTTGAATTAGATTTTATACCTTATGAAACAGTAATAAATGTAGATAAGGTTAATAAATCTTTAGACACTTTAGTTGATAAGGTTAAAACATCAGATTTTGTTGCTAAAGAATTTTTATTAAACATGGGCAAAGGCATGAATGATTTAGGCAATCCTTTGCAAAATTTTATAACTCAAATCGAAGATATAAATAAAACTATAGGCACTGCAGCAGCAGCATCCATGAAAAAAATGGAAGATACTATTATGGATGGCCTAAAAAATGGCAAATTAGCATTTGAAGATTTTGCAACTTTTGTAGTGGAGCAATTATTAAGAATAGCAATACAACAAATGATTATTGCACCAATGGCAAACAAATTATTTGGATCAATACCTAAATTTGATGGTGGTGGCTATACAGGCATGGGTTCAAGAAGTGGCGGAGTAGATGGCAAAGGTGGCTTCCCAGCAATACTACATCCAAATGAAACAGTTATAGATCATACGAAAGGCCAGGGCATGGGTTCTGGGGCAACAGTTAATTTTAATATCAACACAGTAGATGCCTCTGGTTTCGATCAATTGCTAAATAGCCGCAAAGGAATGATTACTGCAATGATTAATAACGCTATGAACAATCGTGGCAAAATGGGGGTAGTGTAATGAGTGGATCCTTCCCAACAACACCAAAATTTAGGGCCATAAATTTCCAGGACAACAGGCCCACATTAGTTAACCAAACTTTATCTGGTAAAAAATCAGCCAGGCAAATTGGTGGCCAATATTTTTCTTTTACAGTTCAAATGCCTCCTATGCAACAAGAAGATGCACAAAAGATTTTTGCATTCTTACAAAAACAAAAAGGTGCATTTGAAAATTTTACAGTTCAACAACCACTGGATAATTTAGGATCTGATAAAAGCCAAACAGATATAGCTGTTGTTGGTATACATGCGGCCCAGGATGCAACCATTGCAATGGATGGTTTTACAGCCTCAACAGCTGGTGTATTAAAAGCTGGTGATTTAATTAAGTTCGCAAATCATACAAAAGTTTACATGGTGCAATCAGATATTGATTCTAGTGGTGGTGGGGCATT